GGTTTAGCACTCACATCCCTACTAATAGGTAATGTGGTAAAAACCTCACAATTGTGTTCAATAATACTATACATCTCCATCCAAGCCTATGGCTTTGAATACTCCTCGCCAAGGAGTGTTCAAAACACAGGTCATCGAATGTATGATTGAGCACGACAGCTCCGCGGTTGCGGATTGCTCGTCGACTCGGAACGAAGATCGACGGGTAACAATTCCCGAACGTTCAAACGCTCTGCTTCGTGGACTCCTCTTAGTTGTGACGCATCATAATGCGTCTGAGGAGGTCCAAAACGACTTGAAGAAACAAGTTCGTGCGTACCTAGACACTTCTACTGATGAGATGATCTGGTTAGCAAGATGTAAATATCTGCTGACCTACCCTCTCTCAAAGTATCTGAGGAACGAAGCACCCCCTACCCAGGAGGCATTTACATATGCCTGTGGGCCCTTTAGGGGCTGGATGAAACAACGTCTAACGTGTTTCAATAGAAGTAACACACATTTGTGGTACAGCTGGCTTCAAGCCAAACGAGCAACACTCCCATTATCGTCTGTTGTCGTCTCTGATGCATATAAAAAGCATCTTGCTGTTCTCACTAAGGAAGATCCGGGAGATGATGAAATCATTGATGGAATCTTCAAGAACAAGACCTTTAAGAGAGTCTTGCGCATGGTTCGGAAATCCGTCGAGCAAAATTATTTCGACGAAAAGGATTTCACAGAGCACACCCCTTCAACAAACGCTTGTTATGAACAAACTCGCGGTGAAGGCGGTCAGAGGGAGGAGCTTTTAAGCTTCGCTCGAGACTATGCTGTGTTTCCGTACCTTTGGAGGTCGGACGAACTATGGTCAATGTGTGACTACCCGGCGGTTTATGATCGGTTCCAGAAAAGGACCAACGCCGTTTTGGAGGTTCGCCATTTTGTCGAAGAAGACATTAATTGGGAATCTCTCCAGCACCTAGCCGGTGAATTTCCGGCACCGCTCAATTGTGTAGTACAGGCTGTCCTCGAACCTAATAAGGTTCGTTTAATTTCTAAGGGACAAGCTCATCCATACTACCAGATGAAGCCACTACAGAAAGCATTGTTTAAGTCCTTGAAGAATCTGGACTGCTTTCGTCTCATTGGTAGACCTTTCTACCCGACAGATCTTGAAGACCTATTTGAGAAGGCAAAACCTCTTGATGAGTGGTTCTCCGTTGATTATTCCGGAGCCACTGATAACCTTTCCTGGAAATACTCAGGGCGCATCTTTGATGATGTGACCCAAGATATCCCAGAAGGAGATCAAGAAATTGCCCAATCAGTGATTGGTCCTCACCACCTCTGGTACCCCTCTAAGAAGGGTATCCCCGTTTACGGGGGCCTCATGAAGAATGGCCAGTTGATGGGTTCGAATCTGTCATTTCCGATACTCTGCCTTGCGAACCTTGGTGTTTATTTATATAACACCCGGGTTGTCCAAAAAGATTGGACTTTTAAGGAGCGTCTTCGCCATGTTCTTATCAATGGTGATGATATGCTCTACGCATGCAATCCGGCCCTTTGGAAGAGCCACTGTGAGATTGCCGCAGCTGTCGGTCTTGAAATGAGTGTAGGTAAATCATACCACCATGGCACGTATGCCAATATTAACTCAATATCCTTACATATGGATATTTCGAATGATTATTCGACACCTTTCCAGATTGACTTTCTCAATACTGGACTCTTTTTTGGACAACATAAAGTCATGGAGAATAAGGTGGAGCGGGGTATGCCAGCAGAAC